GACTCGCCGGACTCGGATTTCCAACATCTCCCCTGCGAACACACTTGGACAAGGGTTGAGAAGGCATGGGGAACACCTGTGGGCCAATAATGGCGATTTCGGTTCCGGCGAGTCCGCAAGACGCCTTACCCATTGGCGTTGTTCAGCTTTACTCGGGAGGCGCCCGAGTCCGTTCCGCCTCCGTCCGTACCCGTTGCGTCTGTCGCATCATGCGCCGCATCGCATCATGGCTTCTACGGGTCCTTCCCATGGGGGACCGGCCGCGGGGGGCGCAGACCGCGGAAGAACGCGCTTTGCAGAAATTTTCGAAATGGGACAACCATGCTGACCTATCCTGATAACTCCGACGACTTCGAAGACCTGCTTGGCGACGTGGGGCTTGATGGCACCGCAGCGGGAAACAGCGGGCCGCTGGTAAATGACTCGGACCTTACGGCACCCGAAGCACCCGAAGCCGAAGACCCGGCTTCTGAGGCGATCCCTGGGCTTGCCACAGAATCCGAAATGGCGCGGCTCTTGGGCATCACGGCGAACCGGGTGCGCACCCTCGCACGCGACGGGATGCTGCATCGCCCCGTCCGGGGACGCTATGACGTGCGGGCGTCGCTCAAGACCTACATTGGCGATCTGCGCGACAAGGCGTCCCGGCTTGGTTATGCGGGCGGCAAGCACTTGGGCAAGTCCGACCTGGAAGCGGAAAAGCTCCGCCTCGCACGGCAACAGGCTGACAAAATCGAAATCCAGAACGCCGCAGCCCGCGGCGAACTAGTCAAGGCATCAGACGTGGAACGCGCCTGGGCTTCGGCGCTGCGCGACGTGCGGGCGGCGATGCTGGCGGTTCCCAGCCGCTGCGGCGCGACCCTTCCGCACCTGACCGCCCATGACATTGCCGAAATCGACCGGGAAATCCGGGCCGCACTGGAAGGACTCGCAGATGGGAATTGAACTGGTCCGGCGGAACGCGCTGCAAGCCCTGCGACCGCCCGCGAACATCCCGCTTGCCGAGTGGATCGAAGCGAACATCCACCTACCGCAGACCGCTTCCGCGACGCCGGGCCGAATGCGCCTTTGGGCCTACCAGCGCGGAATCTGCGAAGCGGTAGACGATCCCGAGACAGAGCGCGTCACGGTGCTGAAATCGGCGCGGGTGGGATACACGCAACTGCTGTCTGGCATCATTGCGAGCTATTGCGCGAACCAGCCTTGCCCCATCCTTGCCGTGCAACCGACTGCCGACGATGCGCGGGACTATGCCGTGGACCTCGAAGCCCTGTTTGAAGCGTCGCCCGTGCTGCGCGGAATCCTGTCGGATGAAGCGGATGAGACTGGTAGATCGACCATGCTCAATCGCAAGTTTCCGGGCGGGTCGCTCAAGTTTCTGGCCGCGAAGTCGCCGCGCAACCTGCGACGGCATACAGCCAAGATCCTCTTGCTGGACGAAATCGACGGTTACGAAGTCAGCCAGGAAGGCGACCCCATCGCTCTTGCAGAGATGCGGACGATGACCTTCCGCGACCGGAAAATCATTGCTGGCAGCACGCCCGTCTTCGACTTCGGCCCTGCAACGCGCCTCTATTCGAAATCCGATCAGAGAGTCTTCGAAGTGCCGTGCCCAAGCTGCGGTGAATTCTCAGAAGTCAAATGGGCGGATATTCGGTGGATAGAAGGCGACCCCGACTCGGCGCATTGGGTCTGCCCGTCGCATGGTTGCATTGTCGAAGAACGGCAGAAACCCGAAATAGTTGCCGCCGGCCGCTGGCGTCCGACCGCGCCGCATGTGAAGGGCCATGCCGGTTTCAAGATCAACGCGCTGGTCTCGCCTCACCACAACGCCCGGTGGGGCAAGCTGGTGGCGGAGTTTCTCGAAGCGAAGAAATCGCCTGAGACGTTGCAGACCTTCACGAACCTTGTGCTGGGTGAACCCTGGAAGACCGAAGGCGAAGACCTCGATGAACACGAGCTGTTCCAGCGGCGTGAACCCTTCACCCTGCCGACCATGCCGGAAGACGTGCTGTTCCTGACCTGCGGCGTGGACTGTCAGGACGACCGCCTGGAACTGGTTCTGATGGGCCACGGGCGTTCCGACCTGTTCATTCTGGATCACCGGGTCTTGTGGGGCGCAATCGACGGCGACGCGGTTTGGCAGGACCTGGACTCCCTGCTGCGGGAACGCTGGACGCATCCCAAGGGCGGCACCATCGGCATTGACGCCTGCGCAGTCGATTCCGGCGACGGCGGGCATACCGACATTGTGCATGGCTTCACCCGCCCGCGTTTCGGGCGGCGCGTGGTCAGCATCAAGGGCGTGCCGGGCTTCTCGCGCCCCTTCCTGCAACGCAGCGGATCGAAGGGGGCGCCGCTGTGGCTGGTGGGCAGCGACGCCGTGAAATCTCAACTGTTCAACCGGCTGTCGCGCGGGGAAGGCGTACGGTTTGCCGAGAGCCTAGAACCGGTGTTCTTCGAACAGCTGACCAGTGAACGCCGCGTGGTGCGCTACACGCATGGTAAGCCTGTGGCGCGCTTCGAAAGGATCAAGGGCAAGCGGGCGGAAACGCTGGATGCGACTGTTTATGGGTGGGCTGCGCGAAATCTCTTGGCGAGGAGCCTAAATGGCCGATCAATAGAACTATCGAGAAAAGCAGTGACCGCCCGCGCACCGAGGGTAGCCAGATCAAGATGGTTGCTATGACGAAACGAGCAGCGAAAAACCAAACGTGAGCACTGAAAGCAGGAGACCAAATGTCGAAAATACTTGAAGTCTCTACGCGTAAATAGAATATACCGCGTCCTCATAGAGAATTAAAATAGCGATTTATTTTCGTAAGGTTCGTTCTTATTTTCGAGCGCCTTTCTGACAATTTCGTCAGATTTGGCAAAAAGATCATCCGGCAAATCTAAAAGTACGTCCGTCATTTCCTTAATAAAGTCAACTTGCCTCGGGTTGCCATGTGATGTTGTTTCGCTGACCTGAGTTAGGTTTCTGACTGCAAGGCGATTAACTGCAGCTTCATACCGCGACGAGAGGGTGTCGCACAGATCATTTAAATCCTCCCACTCCTTAATTCGGCTTATTTCCTCCTCTATCCTCCACCCAACGCCAAAGCTGGCGCGGCCCGTATCGGACGCGTAACGTACTAACAAAACTTCCTCGTCCCTAAGCTTTCCCAATGTCAAATCCTCGAAAAACCGTTCTACGGGCGGTAGCCTTCTACTTTTGGGAGCCGAAGACCCAGCCGCTCCTTTCGAGGCCGGCTTAATGCTGGTAATAGGTTTACCTAACGGAACGGGAGCTGGGCTGCTATGGCTATTTCGTATGGGCGGTGTCCCATATTTGCGCGCAGGTTGATATTTCTTTATTTCCATCGAGAATTTATCGCATGCACGTTTTACAATTAGGCTATTGGCGCTTAAGCCAAACATTTCCTTTACGCGCTCTGCAAAAAGGACCAGCTTCTCGGGGTCGTGGAGGAAAAAGCCCATCTCGCGGGGATCTACAGCTCCGCTGCGGAATTCAGAGCTGTTTATGTCGAAGTCTGGCGTAAAAACCATTATGTGCTTATTTTCAATGATCCATGCTGCCCCCATTTCATTCAAGCAGGCCACACTGGAGTAATACTCAGGCGATAGGAGATAAATAACAAAAGGTTTTTCGGATATCCTCCCTTTGAGCCAATCAAAGATATTCTCCCCAGTTGGTATGCCGTATGAGGCATCGCTGGTGAAGGTGATCGAATCGTGCGTAATTCCCAGAGAAGTCAAGAGCTCAACTAAAGCGCGGCCATATCCTGCGTTTTCTGAAGAATGAGAAATGAAGATGTTCATAGTCGCTGCTCTCTTTTCTACTTATAACACAATAGATACCATAAAGGAGTCGTCCTTCCCGGACCAATCCAGACAGAAATTCGCGCCTCCCATGCCCACACACCTTTGTAAGGGGGCGCTTAGACTCCAGCCGAATCCGGGTTTACTAGCTTTAGAATTTTCGTAGCAACCCTAGTACCTGATGCAAGCCCCTAGATCTAGTACACAGCACCCAGTGTGCATGATCCATGTGGCGTCGGGGGTGGCGAAGGGCGATCGCGTGAACACGCACTGATCGGTATCACGATATTGTGAAGCTTTGAAAAGTAACTTCTTGGGACGCGCTGGGACGCATGGGGACGCTTGCACTCTGTGAAATTGATCCTGTCGAATTTCGAAAAGGTTTCACATTTATTGTGTAAAAACAATTGTTTGACTCTAGGTTTTTGCGTACGGCAAAGATGGAGACCACAAATACAAGGTCTCCGACATGGGTATCTTCGATCACTTCAAGCGGCGTTCAGTCGAACCAAAAGTCGTGCGCAGTTACGAAGCTGCAGCTCAGACGCAGCGCCGTTTCGGCGGCTGGTCGCAGTCCTTCGGCCCTTGGGCGGCTGAGGGATCGGTTGCGCGTGAACCCGTTCAGCGTCGCGCCCGTCACTTTGCGGCGAACAACCCGCTGGCGCATTCGGGTGTGACCGCCTGGACCACGGCGGCGGTGGGGGCGGGCATCACGGCAACGTCGCAGCACCCGAACATGGAAACCCGGAAGGCCTTGGATGCGGCTTTCAAGGCATGGACGCGGCGCGCTGATTTGGAAGGGTTGACCGATTTTAACGGGCTGCAAGCGGCTGCGGTGCGTTCCGAACGCATCGACGGCGAAGCCTTGTTCCGTTGGGTCGGAGACCAGTTGCAAGCGATCCCGGCGGAAATGCTGGATATGGCGATGACCCGCGACCTTGTGGGTGATGCGCTCATTTCGAACGGTGTTGAACTGGACGCCTTTGGACGCCGCGTCGCCTATTGGATCAACCCGGCGAAGCCGTCTGACCAATTTCCGACCTATGCGCAGCCCATCCGTATTCCGGCAGAAGACGTTCTGCATGTGTATCGTCCGACCGGGCCGGGGGCTGTGCGCGGCGTGTCGGCACTGGCGAATGTGCTGCTGCGGTTGTCCGAATTGGATGGGCTGGAGGACGCGCTGCAAACGAATGCCAAGGTCGCGGCGCTGCTGTCCGTGATCCTGACCAACGAAAACGCCATGGACGATGGCAGCGACGATCCGTTCGCGGAAGGGCAGAGCCTCGAACCCGGCGCAATGTTCAAGATCCCCGGCGGATGGAAAGTGAACACAACTGCTCCGCAGCAAACACAACAGGTTGCTGAATTCCTCAGCCACATGACTCGCACCATCGCGGCAGGGCTGGACGTTCCCGAACATCTGCTGACGGGCGATCTGCGGCAAGCGAACTATTCCAGCCTTCGCGCGGCACTGGTCAGTTTCCGGCAGAAGATCGAAGCCTACCAATTCCATTGCCTTGTGCCTCAGATGCTGAACCCCGTCTGGCGGCGCGTGATGACCAATGCCGTGCTGTCCGGTGAAATCGACGCGCCCCTGAATGACGACTTGTTCGCCGTCGAGTGGATACCCCCGGCGCAGCCCTGGGTGGACCCGCTCAAGGACGCGGAAGCGACGCTGAAACTCATGGGCGCCGGTCTCATGTCGCGCCGTCAGGCGGTGGCCAGCCTTGGCTATTCGATTGACGAATTGGACTCGGAAATCGCCGCAGACCGCGACCGCGAAACCGCGCTCAATCTGACCTTCAAGGAAAACGACAATGACAACGCTTGAACTGCTGACCCGGCAAATGCCGGTCACGGCACCCGGCGGCGAGTCCGAAGGGCCGCTGACCATCACGGCAACCGTGGCAACCGCAACACCCGTCCGGCGACGTGATCAACGCGGCGCATATCTGGAAGTCCTGGACCCGGCGGCGCTGGATCTCGGAACCCTCGATGTGCCGCTTCTGGACTCGCATGACCGGCACCGCGCAACCGCAACCATCGGGCGCGCCAGGAACTTCCGGCTGGACGACGGGGCCGTGGTCGCAGACCTCACATTCAGCACCGCGCAGGACGTGTCCCCCATCGTGGACCGTGTGCGCGACGGAACCCTGACCAGTTTCAGCGTCGGTTACAGCGTCGCCGCGTGGCGCGATGGCGTGACCGAAGGCACCCGAACCCGAACCGCGACGGCTTGGACCATCCAAGAGGTTTCGCTTGTCGCAATCCCAGCTGATCCCAATGCCAAAAAGCGAGGTAAGAGCATGGCACTTGATGAAACCAATGACCGGGCAGAGCTGGTCGAAAACCTGCGCAAGGCTTGCGGCCTGTCCGAAGACTGGGC